GGAGTGACGAGTAAATAATATTTAAATCTGCGTGCTAAGGCCAACGGACATGCAAAATAGGTATTCGCATGCAAGCCAGGAGAATTCGTGGTTGCAATTAAAAACTCATTCAAACATGGTGTTCTTCCTTTCGCTTCTAAACTCGCCATTTCAAAAGTATGTGGAGTGTTATTGATTATATTAAGCAATTCAGAAACTGAATCGGAAATTGTCTTCATGAATGCGGGGTTCTCAAACGCGATATCATCAAACACAATGGTGACAACATCGGAGGTAAAACCATCCCAATGTTTGGCCGCAACATTTCGAACAAACTTCGACGAAGAGTCTCTCTTTTTGTTCCGCAACATACAATAAAAAACATGTAACATATTAGTAAATGCTGTCTTAGCAACTGATGAATGACCAGCTACACAGATAGCAAGTGGACATCGCCTAACAGCCTTTGTTGATCGCGAGTTAATGTCCTCCTCTCTCATAACTTTAAGTTTTAAAAGAGTGTTCATAACTATGGATTTAGAAGGTTTGTCAAGTTCAGCAGCATACTTATACATAGATTCACCTTGATTTATCAGGCGATTGCACTGCTCAATAACATTATGAATGTCAATAGCATGGGCAGCCGGATTCGTTAGATACTGTGACTTGGCAAGCAAATCAGTGGCTTCTTCATACCACTTCTCATACGAACCACCTGAATGAAATATAGGGTGAAAAGAACCTGTGACAACACATTGATAGGTGCGCTCAATAGAAAAAACAACAAGATCCAATATGGAATGAACCATATCTACGCAGTGTTCACCACGTGTGGAAAAATGTTTTTTCTCAACAGCCATAAGTTTCGAAGCAGCTTTAGGGTCATCCCATACCGTAGTAGAAACAACATAAGCTACAACAAGACGAATTTTTCTGAAGGCAGCACACTTCTTAATGCGTGGCCAAAGATCAACAGAATCTCTAGAAAATGTCATCCAATCCAATCCTAAGTCGGCTCCTTGCAAAGGAATCGGTTCAAGATCATCAGGAATACTCTGCAATAGTTTCAGCAATTTACTGCATGCGTCAGAGATTAAGGATACAATAGGTCGACCAGTTCTCACACTGATAAACCGTCCTGCAGCCATAATCATATCAGACACAGATGTAGCTCGAAACATATCCATAACCATCAAACCCAAATGCTCTGTGAAAAGCATGAGATCATCTGATTTCATTTTCATAATAGAGGATAATGCTATATTAGTATCTACTAATCCTTGTAAAGGCAATACCTTCACACAACCATTTTTCCTCTTTCTTTTCGCTTGTTCATAATTAACATACAAAACTCGCATTATAAATTCTAAATCT